CACCTATTGTTCCTGATGATATAAAACAACTGAAGGGTAAAGACTTCCTTGAACTGACCGGTCTCAAGGTTGGTGAGTTGGATATCCTTGATGGGTCACCACCCTGTTCTGCATTCTCTGTTGCTGGATCTATGTGTCGTGGTGAGGGTTCCAAACACTCTGACGGGTGGGGTAAGACAAAGACATACTCTGATGGTAAGAAGGTTGAGAACATTGAAGACCTATTCTTTGAGTATATCCGTGTCGCCCAGGACATCCAACCCAAAATTATCGTGGCTGAGAATGTCAAAGGGTTGACAATTGGTGAGGCAAAGACTTATTATGCTAAGATTACCAATGCCTTTGAGGAGATTGGTTACCTCGTCACATCTAAAGTGATGAAGTCATCTCACTATGGTGTGGGTCAAGCCAGAGAACGACTGATCTTTATTGCTGTCCGTCAGGACATTGCTGACAAGATCGGTCTCAATGTATTGACTGTATCATCATTGTTCCCTCCTACATCATCTAAGGACACAACCATCGGTGACATCATTGACGGTGTGGAGAATGACCCTGAGAACATACAAAAACTCACAGATCACATGGTCAAGAGTGGTATCTATCAGACTGTAGTTAAGAAGATGCCAAAGGATCCTAAGAAGATCCTGTCAGGTATGGATTATCATGAGAAAGGACACTGCTTCAATACGAAGAGAGCGTCATTCTATAAACCATCTCCTACACTTACTGCCAGTGGTGGTCTAATCCATTGGAGAGAGGACAGGGTTCTGTCGGTCCCCGAACTCAAAAGGATTCAGTCTCTCCCTGATGACTTTGTTCTTACGGGGTCACACTCACAACAGACTGAACGAGTTGGTAGAATGGTACCACCTCTGATGATGAAGGCAATCGCAGAGAACATTTACAAAGAGGTTCTATCCAAACTATGAAAAAGAATGAGAGAGAAGAACTGATGTATGATGTGGCAGTTGCCATGTTAAAACAAATGTCACCAGGTAGTGTGTTTCAGTTCGCTATTGATAGACAACTTCAGTTGATGGATCTCTATGATGATGATAAACTGAAACAAATGTTGAAACAGTACAGTCCCAAAAAGAAAACAAAAGGAGGAGGATTCTAATGAAACTATTGACACTTGAAGATTACAAAAAGGCCGGTGATACCTTCTGGGAAAAATACTGGTATGTGTCCAAAGAACTTGGTGAGGATTCTAAGACTGAGGATATTCTGAAAGTCATGGAAGCACTTGGAAATATTGCTTTGAAACTTCGTGAAGAAGATGATGACAATTCACCATTTGGATTTAACAAACTAAAGTCAACTGCCGATTATTGAAATAAATATTGATAGAAGAAAAATACATATGCTTTCTACCCAATACAGACTTCGACTAGAGTTTATCTGTAAATGTATTGCAAACGGGGAAGAGGTTAAACTTGACGATATGGTGTGGGCCCAGAAACTTGCAAAGGCCAACACCACCGCAAACGAGATGTTACGGAAGGCACGTCGTCAAGGGGCTCAAGATATTGAGGAAGGTACACTAGATGATTTTATGAATAGGATGGGACTAGGAGATCCCGACCCATCCAATCATAAAACGGGATTTAGTGATACAGATGACATGGTTGAATGGTTTCAACGAGACAAACCTGATGATTGGAGACAACGTGACTAACGATTTTTTAGATAACCTGGGCGCCGAACAGTATCAAAAAATGCACAATGATAAGAAGGTAACTGAGTGTGATAAGATCACACCTGAAACCTACGAGAAGATGAACGAAGAGTTTGTCGAAGAGGGAACCATGGTTAGAATCGCTGTCCCCACACAGGAAGGGATTGATAAATGGAAGACCTGGATAGATCCACACATGCATGAACGAACCACACCAACACCTGATATGGTTCAGGATATGTGGGATGCCATCGGAGGAAGACCATGAGTATTTTAGGATGTTGGGAAAGACTACAGGACATCTCAAGAGAACTTAAAGGAGATCTTAAACTTATAACTACTAAAAATAGTATGGGTAAGACCACTAGAAAGGTCGTTATTGAATACGAATACGAGGAAAAGTAATGCAGGCAGTAGTCTACACCAACGGAAATCAAGAGAGTGAGAGACTAAGTTCTCTTCTCAAGAGATTAGAGATTGACATCCTTGAGTATCAATTGAACAATCACTTCTCTCAAAGAGCATTTGAATCTGAGTTCGGTAAGAATGCTGAATATCCACAGTGTGCATTAGACTACAAACACATCGGTGGTATTAAGGATACATTGAATCATCTGAAGAAGGAAGGATTGTTTGTGTGATAACCTTTGTTAATTATGCTACAGCCTTTTGGTCTGTGGTGGTGATGAATTGTATTCAACCTGTCAATTGGGATAATTGTAAGAATCTAAACGAGTGGTTAGTTCCCGGTGTAAGAGAAGGTGTCGAGTTGTTATTCAATCCATCCACAATTTATCAAAGTGAAAGAGACTACCTAAATGGATCGTAATCTAGTTGTTATTGATAATTTTCTTGATGATCCTGACAGACTGAGGTCTCATGCTTTGTCTTTAGATTTTGACAGAGTACAACCAAAAGTGCCAGGAGTTAGAACTCGTCGTTCAGCTGGAAAGTATGCTGAGGAAACTGAAAGAAAATTAAAAGAAGCATTAGGTTGCAAAGGGATAATATGGGATATGACACAAGATACATTCTGTTTTCAATCTTGTGTAGAGGGAACTCATACTTGGATTCACGTTGATAGTCAGGGAAAGAATCAAGGAGAGTGGGCAGCAGTATTATATCTGACTCCTGATGCTATCGTAGATTCTGGAACTGGCATATACAAAGATAAAAACAGTGACAGGAATATTAGTGTAGGAAATATTTACAACAGGCTAGTTGCGTATCGAGGAAAGGTGTTATATCATAGAAGCATAGTTCCTGGCTTTGGGAACACATTAGAAACAAGTAGACTCACACAAACATTCTTTTTTGACATCAAATGAATAAAAGGGAGAGACTACCTACACAATATAAATAAAGATAAGAAAAAGTAAATTTGTAAAAAGATGTCTTCATCAATGCGTAACTTTGTGGAAGCGTATGCAGCTGTCCATAACACCGAAGCAAAGGAAGAATTGACTTCTTCAAGAGATTGTATCTCTGAAATGAATCTCTCTGATCTGACCGATACAGATCTTGATGAGATTGTAGAACAGGTGCTGGAAGTAATGTTCTCACAGGGTCATACAGTTGATTCTGCACATGAGGTATTTGGTGAAGCGTTTGAAGAATCAAATATTTCTGGAAGACAATACAAGATTGAGAGACTGTGTGAAGCACTGAATAGAGCATTTGATAATATCGATTCCAAAGCATCGACTGTTGCATTGGAAGAGTTTGCTAAGTATAGAAATAACAAGAAACTCCAAGAGTCCTGGTCTGCTAGATTCAATCAGGAGAAGAGAATCCAGAGAGCACATGATCGTCTGGTTGCTGCTGAGTCCTTGAATGTAAAGACTCAACTTCTCAAGTTGGTAGAAGGCACCATGGGCACCATGAAAATCAAGGGATTTGAGATTCCCGAAAAAGAACAGAAGGCTGCTGCTGATCGTGTCAAAGAGAAGACCGCTCAGAAGATGATGAAGAAAGAAGAAGTATCACAAATCCGTAAGGGTTGGGGTGATGCATACAGATCCATCTATGAGAAAAATGATGGTAACCTCGCTAATAATTATCCTCCATACGATAAAGTAACTAGAGGAGATGTCATTGCTGGTGCAACCGGTAAGGACCAGATGGGTGGAAAGAAAAAAGCTAAGATGAAGAAAGAGGAAGTAGAAAGGATTGCTGAAGGTGGACCAGCAGTCGGTGGCCAGCGTCCCAAGGGCCACTTGGCAGCAAGGAGAGCTAAACTTGATGCTATGGGAGTTTCCAGGCCTGGAACAGAGAAGAAGGAGAGTGTCCAATTCTCCGAAGCAGAACTTAAGGCATTTGAAGAGATTGTAAATAGCTGGGAAGACTGATATAGAGTCTGATGGACGTTTTTAAATATCTGAAAAAAGCAGACAGTCTCTTGAGGGAGGCTGCTGCTGATGATGCTCGAGAGATGGGTCTTGAGTATGCTGGTTACGGAAAATGGAAAGATCCAAAGACCGGACAAGTAACTCATAAGAGTGTAAAGAGTGGTGGTCAAACACAACTCCAACAACTTGATGCTCCTGAACAACCACAAGATCAACAATCTCAACAACAAGATCCAAAAACTCTATCTGATTTTAGGAAGGATGCACCTAAACCAGAACAACAAGCCGCATCATCTGTAGGTGATCAGATGGGAAGAGTTATTCCTGGTGGTCCAACTATTAATTCTATTGCATCTGGTAATGTTGATGCAGTTGTAACACAAATGGCACGTGGTAGATATGATGCCATGTCTAGTAGTAGAAAGGCAGATGTAAAACAACAAGCCAAAGATATCATTGCTCAACTTAAAGCAGAGAGACAAGCTGAAGTAGATGCCCAGGTTGCAGCAGAAGTGGAGGGTGAGATTGAAGCACAAGCTAATGCAGAAGCTCAGGATACAGAAGATCAAAATCAAGAAGAGATTGATTCTCTGTTAGATACTGTAGGATTAGGTGAGGACACACCAGAAAGAATTGAGTATCTTTCACAACAGGAACAACCTGAACTCACTGAAGTTCAGATGCAGAATGAAGATGAAAGAAGACAGGCTATCATCGACTCTCTGGAAATGATGATGACACAACCAGAGAAGAAGAAGGGTGCTGGTGCCAATAAACTTTCAAGAGAGGATGCTGAATTACTTAAAACTTATATCGAAGGTAATGGACCACAGATAGAGAGAATGGAAATAGGTGATGAGGATATGGCCTTTGCAAAGGATTACCTCAAGAAAAATCATAAGGGTGCATTCACCAAACTTGCCCTGGGAACTAAAGGTGCTCCCAAAGAAAGATATGATGGTAGAGGTGATGCAGTCTTAAGAAGTTATCTTGCAAACAGGGGACTCTCTGCTGTCACCGGTAAGCCACTCTCTTACTTTGCATCGGAACTAGACCATATCACCTCACTTGGAAATGGTGGTGTGGATGGTTTTGAAAACTGGGCATGGGTTGATAAAAGATATAATCAATTCATGAGTGCTCTTGATGATGATGGTGTGTTGAAAAAGATTGAAAAACTTGTCAATGCAAATCCTGATGATGAAAGACTCAAGGAACTTAAGGGTGAGCTCACCAATGAAGTAAGAAATAGATATGGTACATACTTCAGAACAAATGGAACTGCCGGAGTATCACTAGAGGATATTGAGGATGCAAAGGGTATCGGTGGAGAGCAGATGTTGAAAGCTCTTGCTAGTGCTGCAGGTGTCAATACTTACAAAGGTAGTGAGGATAGAACCAGAGCAAGAGGAAGATTTATTGGATACCCTAACCTGAAACAAGCATTGATTGAAAAACTTAATCCTGCTACTCGTGAAGAGATGGAAGAGTTTGATGAATCATTGAATGAAATTCGTGATTTTATTGAAGAGAAGAATAAAGAAATGGAACCCTTAACCAAGAGGGGTCGGAAGAAAGCTGCAAAGACAAAAATGGAAGAGGCATACGACCATTGGTGTGAGCTTCAAAAGCCTGGTAGAATGGTATTTGAAAGACTCAGACGCTCTCTTCATGATCCTCTCTCATAAATATAATATAGGATACCGAGATAAATGAAGAGTTTCTTTAACTTTTTTAGCGAGGCAAGACAGACTAAGGCTTCTGCGAGAGCAAAGCAACTTGGTCTGACTGGTGATGGACAGGGAAACTGGGTAGATAAATCTGGCACCAAGGTTGGTAAGACTGAGGGTGGAGAGTTTGTATATTTCGGTAAGAAAGGTGGTACTAAAGAAAGAGAAGATACTAAGACTACACAATACAAAGGATCAGAACAACAGGTAGGACAAAAGGCAAAGGCTGCAGATGATGAGCCTAGAGAAAGAACTAAGCCTGAGGAAGAATCAGAGACTGATGATAAGAAAGGACAGACATTAACTCTGGTCTTTGGTAGATTTAATCCACCAACTGTGGGACATAAGAAACTTCTTGACGGTGCAAAGAGTGTCGCCGGTGATGGTGATGTAAGAATCTATCCCTCTAGATCTAATGATCCAAAGAAAAACCCTCTGGAGCCAGGTCAGAAAACGGAACTGATGAAAAAGATGTTCCCTTCTCACTCCGAGAATATTATTAACGATGCTAGTGTTAAGACTATCTTTGATGCACTGGAACTTGCAAACAATGATGGATATTCAAACATCAAGATTGTTGTAGGATCTGACAGGGTATCGGAGTTCGACAATCTTGCACAGAAGTATAACGGAGATCTCTACGACTTTGAGGAGATTGAGACCATCTCTGCAGGTGAAAGGGATGAAGACTCTGATAATGTCAGTGGAATGTCTGCTTCCAAGATGAGGAAGGCTGCAGCCGAAGAAGATTTTGAGACATTCAGGACTGGTATTCCTGACAATGTAGATGATAAGACTGCGAAACAGATTATGAATACTGTTCGTAAAGCAATGAAGGTTGAGGAAGGATGGTCACTCTGGGAGATTGCACCAAAGTTTGACTGGAAGAATCTTAGAGAGA